AGCCTTTTTCGCATTATCAACCATACTCTGAGAACTGTCTTTGAATAACGTTTCTACACCGCCTATATTCTGCTCTAGGCTTGCGTAGGAGTCTAAGGCTTTTTTAGTCATCACTCCAAATGCTGTAGCTACTCCTGCAACTGCTCCGCCAACCACGGTAAACCCCGTCTTTGCAACACTTCCAAGTTTTTTTACTCCAGTGCTAAAACCTTTCTCCAAAATTTCTGTATTAAATTTTAACGTACCGTCATAGCCCATCATATCCCTCCTTTCTTCTTTTTTTATTACTGCGCAAACATATCTCCAATTTTATAGTCCGTTAGTTCTGCATCTGGAAGCTGAATAATATTCTGTATTTTTCGTATTCTTTTTCGCTCTTCTTTATCCTGTATTGATCCAGTATCAATAGAACGATACATCATTCTTTGTTTAATCTCCGCTTTTTCAGAAAGACCATCAAATAGCGCTTTAAATTTCCACCAATGTAGATATTTAATTTCACACAAATCAATTCGATATTCTCTTAAGAAATCTGATAAAATATAAGGAAAGTCTATTGAGTAAGAAAAAAGTGGCTTACCCTTTACAGGTTCACCACTCTCATTATCTTCCTTGATATTTTCACTTTTCATTCGAATAAATAAGCATAATTCTTCTATTGCTTCTTCTAAATCAGGGACATCATCTATAAAGTACTGTTTTAGTGCATAAATTTTATCTATTTCTGATAATTCATTATCTTTTAGCATATCTAGTAATTTTATGTATTCCCTAAAATCTGTAATAATTCGCACTTTTTGCCCTGTTACAATTATGTATTCTGGGAAATTTTCATAAAATAAGTTCATAGGCTCATTTCTCTATTACTTTGTATTTGCTAATTTTCGTCATTCTTTTCTTATTGCTTTCATTTACCTGTTTCGTGCAGAAAGAAATAAAGGAGTCGAAGCAGCATTCACATTGTCCAATGTGTTTCTTTTTGTCAAAAAGCTTTTCGGCTGTTCCAGAACCGAAGAGCTTATCAAACAGTTCCCAGTACATATTGCAGTATTTCTCCAAAAATTCAGAGCGTTTTTCTGTCTCTTTCACTTCTTGCTCATCCTTTTCGAGCTTGTCAAAGACGCTTTCATAACGCTTGCAAAACTCTACATCTTCAAAATCGACTTCCAGTTCTACATCATTCCATTTCCACAAACTCATTATTTGTTACCTCACTTTCTCACCCTGCGTCATAAGCTCCTGTTGCAAATGTTGCTTTTTTGAAATCTGTTCCAGAAAAAGTCACATTGCCAATTTCGATTTCAGAAACAGCTTTTAATGTCCCGCTGTAAATCAATGCATCGTTTCCGTCTCCGTCTGAGTCTGGAATTACTGCATAGGTGCGTTTTGTTGCGTGATATTTTTCACCAGCGGAAGATTTTTTAAATAAATCCACCACTACAACATCAACATGAGTGCTATTTCCAGTCAGTTCCCCATCATGAATTTTTGCGATTTTCTCATGTACCGGATTGTTGGAATATCGGTCAAAAGAATATTCGATAGATGGAGCATACCCAGCAACATCTGAAGTCTCTGTATCCATATCTACATACTGTCTGGAATACTCCTTCGGATTCTTTGAGTTTGTCATAGAAGTGAACCCTGTCATTCTCTCGAAAGACGCTGGTCCTTCTGAAACAGCCGTATCCATGTAAGCAACTCTCTGAGAGCGTTTTACTAAAACTTCTTTTGCTTCTGTCATAATTTAAACCTCCTGTCTATAAATCAAGCGGCACTCTATACGGTACCTGGCTTTTTCTTCATCCACATCATATAGATATCCGCTGTTTAATGTTTCTACTTTAATCGGGATTTTTTTCTCTCCCAGTTCTGGCAGTATTCCTGCCATATCTTGTGTTTCCAGCCATTCTTCAAAAGACTGGTAAAATCCACTGTTTTCAATGTTAATCCTTGCGTCCTGGTCATATTCTTCACGACTGGTAAAGGCAAATTGAAACTGCTTTTTTGCTCCGCCATCTGTGTATTTCTGTATAATCGGGTCGCAAGGAAGTGGATCTATAGAATATTCCATTCCTGCCCCCAGGTAATCCACATTTACCCTCCAATCAGAAAGAAATGGGCAAGTAAGGATATAATCTCGAACGCTGTTAATGAGATTTGACATACTGTGCAGCTCCTTTTAAAATCGAGTCTTTATGCCGGTTCTTCATCCGTTCAAACCAATACGATTTTTCTTTGTGCTCGTAATACTGTTTCCTTGCATAAGGCGCTATCTGGTTTATTTCCCCACTACCTATCACAGTTCCGAGTGTAGCCAATTTTATCAGTACACCTGTCCGTCTAGGAGTTTCAGGAGCCATTCGTCTTATACACTCAGAGTCTACAAATTCCTGTGCATCAGAAAATCCCTTTTCTTTATCCGGCTTAAACTCAGGGTTCCATTCTAACCTTGCTGTAGTTCTTCCGCCTTGCGAGGCTTGTGTATATATCGCCCCTCTAGGTGTTTCAATCTTGAATTGCTTCTTTCCTTTTGCCATTACACACCAACCACCTTTATATGCGGATTATCTCCAAAAGCATTGTAATTCACAGATGTTACACGCACTTTTTCTACATTTTCCAAGTCTTTTACTGTTTCCATTTTCATATTGCAATTTCCTCTTACAATATAATCATCTTTCTTAATAATAGCACCTGTGCCCGGTATACGAATTGTGTAAACATCTGCGTTAATCCTTCCTTCCGCCGTAAGTGTAGATTTTTCTTCTTCAAACCACCACGCTTTAGGAATGTATGTTTTCTTCCATTCATCATGTCCGAGGGCCTTACTATAACTTCTGCTATAAATTGTAACACCTGTATTTGTAAGCATATTACACCCCCAAGTACAGCAAGCCTGTATTTTCTAAATACACCTTTGCAATGCGGAATAATTTCTTTTCAAGAATAGCATTTTTGTCTACTCCGTCTGCTCTTTCTGTAACATAAGAGACGGAATATCCGTCAATATTTTCTGACTTCTTTTCCGTCCCATTATCTTTAAACATAAGCAGATAGATAGCTTCGCACATTTCGCAAAGGCAATTCAGTATCTTGTCAGCATTTTCAGTGTCATTTTTCGCTCGTCCAAAAGTAAAGTGTTCCAAGTATGTATTAGCAAGTCTGGAAGCTCTTTTAAATTTCTCTATTGGAATTTCTGCACCACCGAACTGTGACATATAATACTCATACCTTACTTCCATAAACTACTCCTTATTCTGCCACTGTGTGAACGTAGATACCATCTTTCTTATTATCGTAAACTTCTGCAATACCAACGGTTCTATATCCAAATTTCCATGCATCTGCGTCCTGATTTGCTTCTGGAGTAATAATTTTCGTAACAGTATGTTTCTGGTACTGAATAGCAGACTGTTTATCTACAATCATGAAATTGATTGCTTTACCTGCTGCATTTTTCTCAAATCCACCTTCACCATTGGCATTCAGGTCAATTTTGGAATAAAATCTCCCTTCCGGTACTTTGACAATACCAGCAAATCCTTCGATTGCTCTTCTAGATGCCGTTGTATCTAAATCCTCAATCATTCCAAGCACTGTTGAGTTAATAAACAGATAGCAGGTTGCAAGGTTTGCTTCTGCATTATCAATTTTAGTTCTTGCTGTCCTAAGGGCTGCCAAAGCTGTTTTTCCACTATCAAGTGCTGCTGCCACTGTTGTCACACCAGAAATAGATGCATAACTTGCAAGACGATAAGCATCCAGCTCAGGAACTACTTTTGTGCGGAGAAACTCTCCAGACAGTCGTCCGAATGCCACACCTGCAGTTTCGATATCATCCATGGAATCAATAGTAAACATACGTCCACGGTCATATCCGCATTTCTTTGTTTCATATTCCAGTGTTACATCACCAGCAACATAGCCCGTCTGTTTATTGTAGTCAGCAAGTCCCTGCATAGACATTTTAGGGATTAAAATTTCATTTGCATTTGCACCCTCTTTCGCAAGTTCGTTCGCTCCATCCAGAACTGCTGTAAGAGATGTTAATTTATATACCTTATCAAGTCCAGTGGTACACGTTTTTCTTAATTCAATTGTATTTGCCATATCCATACCTCATTCTTTCTGTAAATTTTATTTTTCTGTCGGCAATCCCATAGCTGCCCAGATTGCAGACTTAGTGTCGGTGCCTGAACCGGTACTTCCACCAGTTGCTCCTACCGGGTTCTTGAATGGTTCATCAGAACCAAATAAATAAGCATCAGACTCCTTTACAGTTTCCAATGCTTTCTTAATGTCTTCAGACTGGTTTTTAGATGTTTTTAAAGCGTCCATATCAAGCATAGCCATTACTGCTTTTTCGTTTCTTCCTCCGGCTGTCTTGATGGCTTCTTTGATTGTATCGGAGAAAATACGGTCCGCTTCTTTTGCGGCATATTCCGCATCCTTGTCCTTTAACTGCTGAGTGAGCTTATCAATCTCACCCTGCGTAGCTGCTGGGTCTACGCCCTTAAACTTTTCTAAAGATTCTGTTGCTGTTGCAAGCTGGTCTTTGAAATTATCACGTTCTCCCTCTACTTTGGTAGTCTTTGCCTTTTCAGCAGCAATATCTTTCCCATTCTCAGCCATAATCTTATCAATAATATCCTGCTCCAATCCAAGCCCTTTTAAAAACTCTGTTTTCATGTTGTTTCTCCTTTCGTATTAGGTTATTTAAGGCGTGTAACCATCCGCCACGAATTGACTATTTAAGGTCTAATCAACCGACCAAACTGCATAATAATAAGACGCTTCACCCTGCGTCTCAACGGG